TTTTAGTACACCATTGGTCACGCATAAACAACATACGAATATCTAAATTTGGATTTGCTTCTTTGGCAGCTAACATTTTTGTTCTATCGGAACTTACAAACCTTCCTTTAGCCTCAATAATAAGTGAGCCTATTATAAAGTCAGGTGTATATACTTTGTGAACAAACACTACACCAGATGAACAAAACTTACATCTACCTTTCTTACTTAAATAGTAGGGTATCTTTATAGTTTCGTACTCAAACTTAATCCTTCTTGCTTTTAAATCTTTAGCTATGTTAGCTTCATACTTACTTCTGTACTTGTTCATAACTAAAATCCATTGGCATCTGTTTGTTTGATTGTAGTATCCACAAGAGCTGACTGTTTTGTACACATCTGTTACGACCTTCCTCGTAGCCAAACTCTTTTATGTACAAATCAATAATCATATTATCCCAATTTTTTCTTGCGGTATCGTTTAATAGCTTGCTTGCCTTGACCTTACCAAGACCTCTAATGCCTAAGATATTATCCGCACTATCACCAGTTATCATTTGCTGATAAAAAAATCTTGTGCCTTCTTCTGGGGTAACATACTTATGTTCCTTCTTAACAAAGTTGTAGTGCTTACCTGTAACCATAAGCAAATCTTTATCAATACTGGCGATACAGGTAGTATCATCTTGCTTTAAACCTAACGCATCATCAGCTTCTATATTATCTACTACTTTAGCTTTGTAAATACTAATCAAGTAGGTACGGATAGCCTCAAGATGAACTGGCTTGGCAACATCTTTTCTATTGCCTTTGTAGTCATCTCTTACTTTGTTACGAAAAGTTGTTTTAGGTGTGAGGTATATGGTGTAGCTGTTGCAGCCACAGTCCTCTATTATCTGATTGACATAGAGCTTAGTAGAATGGAGAGCATAAGGTTTAGGGTCAGCAGTAACTAACCCTGTTTCCTTATCCTTCTTCTGACAAGCAAAGCCTACCCTGTAAGCAATGATGTCACCATCAATGAGGGCTTTCACTTAGAATGGAACAGCATCATCAAAAACTTCTTCTTCTACTACTGGTTGTGGTTGTTTAGTAGAGGTAGTGTTTTGTCTGATACGATTTTCGTGAGCTGTTTTTTGATACCCCCTCAAGTTTTTAATAGCAGGTGAATCAAGTTCTTCAGAGCCACCAGCAGAAAACTCGGTTGTAACAGCTTCAGGTACTTTATCTTGATACTTTAAAGGTATAGCAGAAACATTTGTTATCTTGTCAAACACCCTTCCTTTACTTTCTTTCTGACCTATAGTAAGACTAACTGGTTTTCCTAACTGTGCTTCCCAATCAGGTAAAGAATTTTCTGGTGCAGTAGAAACAAATGCTCTATACATAGGCAGCTCGTTACCCACACCACCCATATTAGAAAAAATATTAATTGAATCAGTCCAAATAGTTCTTGGCTGTGTTTCACCATTCAACTCTACAGTTGAACCAAGCACTTCAAAACATAATGCAATTTGCTGACAGTTACTTTGTTCTTTTCCATTGTATGGACTACGCTTTTGCATACCCAAAGAAGCAACATAAATTAACCTTGCTTCGTACTCTCCAGCTTCTAAGTTATCGTAGGTGAGCTTGTCACCACCAGATGTTTTTACTGTTAATCTTTCAATACCCATCTTAATCTCCTTAATGTATTTCTGAGTAATTGTTACCAAATTGAACATCAACTTGCAACTCTCGGTTTAAACTTAACATATTATTTACTTTTTGTACAGCTTTTTCTAAAAGTTTTTTACATTTATCTCTGTTACCTTTTTTTATTTCTAATATTATTTCATCATGAAAGTTAGCTGTTAGTTGCTCCCTTTCTTTTAAGATGAACCCCACCCACATATCAAACAGATAAGTTCCTGTCCCTTGACACAAAGTTGAGAACTTATCTTTGTCACTTCTTAATGAGTACCATAGCTTAGACACAGGGTTGAACTGCCAAGTCCTACCCTTAACTTCCTTAGTTATCATGCTATCGCTAACAGCTTTAACACTCCAGTTTCTTTTCCAGTACGCTTCAGATATTACTTTGGCTTCCTTCATACTAATACCCAACTGTTTACTCAACGTTTTAATACCCGCCCCGTATTGGAGAGCATAATTTCCGCCTTTAAACCTGTACCTAATATTAATTACAGAACTGGAAGCATCAGTCTTGTTACCATCTTTATAATCTTGCATCTCTTGTTTAGTAATAGCACCAGCAGCTAATGCAAGGTCAAGATGTGGGTCAAAATCTGACTTAGACATTTCAAGTACATACTCTTTGTCATGCTCCCAAATATAGTGACAGAGTACAAAAAATTCTAGGCTACACATATCACTGCCACATAACTCTTTATCATCATGAGATGTAAGTAAGCCTCTTATCTCTAAACCATAAGGCTTTCTTGAACTAGGTAAGTTGACACAGACAGCGTGTTTAAACCTCAAGGTGTTGGTTAAGCCTTGTATTGCAGCAACAACATATCCATCTTGTTCATTTTTTAGTAAGCCTTTAACTAATCCTATCCTATGTTTAACTACTGCCATATCTTCAAGCACCAATACTTCTGGGTGTAGTAGGGATAACTTCTTAATAGACTTACACAATTCTCCATCTTTAGTTTTTACTTGGGGTATCTCCCTGTCATCTTTAAAATTATATGTCATTGGCTGCCACCCTAAAGAGAACAACCAATCTTTAACTTGTTTACTACTGGTAGGGTTGGGTTCGTCTTGACCTACTACTTCTTCTATTTCTTTGTCGTACTCAATAGTAAATCCATTAAGTTCTGTTAAGACTTTCCATCTCTCACCTGCCACAGACAGAGAACCATCTTGTTTGAAAGGCAGTTTTGGTTTTTTACGTTTTGCCTTTTTAAAAACCTTTGGCATAACCTTAGATAGTTCATTGATTGCTTGCTCATTCTTTAACTCTAACTCATTGAGTAAGGTGTTAGCTTTATCTACATCTAGCTTCCATTTTGAAACTTCCTGCAACCTAGCGACCCTCATCTTGAATGAGAGGTAACGAACCAATGGTTGGTAGTCACCATCATAAATCTTAATCAACAAAGACTTCTGTAAACCCCATAGCTTAGTGTTAATCTTCACATCTTCTTTGCAGCGATAAAGATATTCCTCACGAGATAAGTTTTCCCAATCAGTAATCACTGGTTTCTCAATGTTTAAACGCTCACCCCACTGCTGTAAGCCATGCCTATTGACATCAAACAGATACCAACTAAGAGCTAGGGTATCTATTAGTTGAGCTTTAATCTTTATACCTAACAACCTCTCTAATACTGGAATATCATATTGGACTATGTTATGACCTATCAAAGTATCTTTAGGTGTAAGGTTCTCAAAGAAAGTCTTATCAACTTCTTCACCATTAGCAACCATACAATGTATCTTGGTAGCATCTATTGAGTCAGCCTCTATATCAAATACAAACTCAGTCATCACCAACTCCTTCTCATAGGTTCTAAGTAGGTTACTGTACTCTCATCAAAGTATACATCACAAGTGTACGACTGACCAAAGTCTCTGTCAAATAACATATAGAACTCTGACATATTCTTTCTATCATCTGGACACTCATCACTTCTATCTCTGCTGATACCATGACCATAGTGAAAGAACCTTTCCATTGACCTACTACCAAAAAACTCAGAGCTATAAACTCTAGCACCTTTCTCGTGTGGCATACTGCCTTTAGGTTTGGGGTTCACATGAGAGTAAAAGAATATAGTGATAGGGTACACAGATACTAAGTCAGCGGCAGAACTACATATCTTACCTAACTCAGTGTTAGTTTGACTAGCATCACACCCTTGCACCAGTGTAGTCATGGGGTCAATCATAAATATATTTATACCATCAAGTAGGTGCATCTCAGTGATAGCGGTTTGTATTGCTTCCCAATCTCTTGACCCTGCCCTGTCATAGAACCTAACCTTACCATCTAATCCTTCAAGTGTTTGTCTTAGCTCACTGTCTTGGTACACAGTATCTGGTCTAGTAAAATCTTTCTTTGCTTGCTTACTAGCCAACTTCTTAGCTGTCTTAACTGGGCTATTCTCGAGGTCAAACATACCTACCTTTACCTTCTCATTGTACACTAGGTGGTGTACTAGCTGGTGCTGGTGGTCTGTCTTACCAATCTTAGGTGCTGCACCAACACAGTGGATTGTCCCTTCTCTTATGCCGAAGCAAGCCTTAGTAACTGTATCCCACGGAAAACTAATACCCATCTGTGGCTTGGTCATAGCGTTCTCTATGATGTCAGATACATCTACCACCTCACCCTGTCTTACAACACTGGCATTGTATATACAAGCTGTATAAAGTTCTCTAGCCCTATCCTGTATAACCATTTCATTTGCATCTTTTAATGGTAAGCTCGCTGACTTAAACAATGGGTATACCTTCAAGCAATCCTTCACTGCTTTCTTACCTGCTTCATCATTATCAAAAACCAGCACCACTTCCTTGTATCTGGATAATAGTTCTTTGTTATTGAGTAAGTCTTTAACTGCATGACTTACACCTCTAGTCAAGCTAACAACACTAGGTTTGAAACTCTTGTACTTTTCCCCATTAAATTTTTCTATGGTTTGATGAAGTGCCATTGCATCTAACCTACCCTCAGTGATAAACAATTTTGTATCACCATTACAAGTCCAACTGCCCCACAAATCAAGCTCTCCTTTCCTATCACCAATAGAACTGAACTGCTTGCTTGCTGTTTCTTTACACTCAAAACCTTTTAACTTACCACCCAAAGTATCTCCACAATAAATATGAGTAATAGTCTTACCATCAGCTTCTGATAGACTGCTTCTGACACCATATTTCTTTGCTGTTGATTCTGAAATTCCTCTATCAGGTATAGCTAATATCGGTAGCTGTTTAATCTCCTCAATCGTTTTCATTTTACTAGCCTTATATTGTTTAATCGGTACAACTTCTGCTGTACTAGGTTTGTGAAATACCCCACAAGAAAAACAAGTTCCATTTATTGTCCCGTCTGACTGCTCGTAGCGAGCGTGTGCATCTGATGAATTGCACACAGAGCAACTAGTGTGATATAAAAATGTCCCCTTATCATTCTCTGACATCTTCTTCTCCATCATTGTGAGGCACTAAACCAATCATGGTGTGCGGTATGGTCACATGATTATTCATGTACTCAGTAGCTTGCTCAAGGTTTAAACCTTTACTTAGATACTTAACTTTATCTTCTATTGAATACAATACAATGTCGTATAACTCTTTACTCTTATCCATGTAGTTTTCTCTCCTCTCTTTGAATAACAATATTAGGTATGTACTTAGCTAATAGCTCTGGTCTTGAGTTTACACCAAACTTCTTAAATATACTATGTACAATCTGTTTGATATTATTTCTTTTCATTTTTAGCTGGTCTTCTATTGTCAAGTTATCCCAACCTAACAACAGCTTAATGAATATCTTACGCTCTAACTCAGTTAAATCTTTTGAATTCATTTTATTTTTCTCCATTATTTATTGTATTATTTTTAATAATTATGCTACCCTTTAAAAACATATGCTAAACAACTGACTGGTTCTTCTTCAAATTAACATCAACTAACCAGATTTCTTTTTGTCTAACAGCACAAGCATAACCTTCTGCATAAGCTCTGTTACCTTCCTTAATTTCTTTTTGTTCATCAAGTTCTTTACCATTAGCACCATCAGAAAAACCTTTCATAAGTTCTTCAAACTCATGCTCATAAACTTTTATAAACGCATCTAAAATATCTCCTCTAGTATCTCTATCTAAAAATCTAAAGTCTGTATATTCCATTTGAACATTCCTTATTGGTCTTTGTTCTTCTGTGTATCCACAGTTCATAAAATCTCCACATTTTAAAATACAAGATACATTGTCATTAAAATTACGAAACTCAGTTTCTTTTAAACACTGCGGGCATACCCAACAGTAAGTATAATTGTCACTCATGTTATTGTTTCCTTTTCATTGTTGTTGTTATTGTTAGCCAGTAGCTTAATGATTATTATGTCAGCAATTCGCTGGCTTAAATGGCATAGCTCTACATGTTCTGGGTACTCCAACAGCAATAGCGGAATACCCACTCTAAAACCAGTTCTATTAGGGTCTACGTTCATGACTCTTTAGCCTTTTCTATAGCTTGATAAACATAATCTAAGGCATCAAGATTATGACCACCAACATGCCACTTAAACAGCTCATCTACTGGTGGTACATACCCTTCTGTTTTCCATGCGTAGATAGTAGCATTTACAGTCTTATCGTCTTCAGTCTTGAAAGCAATATCCCACTGAATAGACACCTTAGTTTCTCCACCTTCAGTGAACCTCATACCCTCACCGAAAGCCTCCTCAATCGTTGCTCTGGTGGTAGTTAAGTACCCTTGCAAGTAAGTACCACTAGCAAAGCCAGTGGTTTTATAACTCTTATAACTCATGTCGTTAACCTCTTGCGTAGTGAATAGGTCGTTCATACCGACCTGTTGTTGGACACCTAAAAATAGATACATAATGTCCATACTTCGTGCCATCATCTATAGTGGTTGTGAATGTTTCACCATACCTGATACCTCCATAAATCGTTAGGTCTAAACTCTCAGCGTCTAACGCTTCCCATAAAGTATTGAACCAATTGTTTTTCATGTCATTCCCCTTTAAAAATTTATTGAATCAATACACATAATACAGATAACCACAGTTGTAATCAAGTAATAGAACCAGCTGACTGCTGGCTCTGGTTCTTGTACTTTTAAATGTTTATAATCTTTAATCATCATTCATCATCTCCAAATAAATCATCAGACATTGAGAGATAAAATGCCAAGTACAGGCACAAGGCAGTTCCCCCCAAAGTGTATAGCAAAAATCCGAACATACTTATGCCCATATTAAATCTCCTCTAGCTTCTTTATAAGCATCAGTAGCCAATATTTTAGATAATTTAACATCTACTCCATTGCGTTCTAAGTGAGTTGCGATTTTATAAATTGCGTACTCTTTTTTTAAACTTTCTAGCTCATCATTAACTTTATTCCAATCTCTTAATATTTCACTATTTTGTTTTTCTAAATTTTTAATTGTTTTCATAATTGTATTGCTCCTTATTGTTTTAGTTTTAAGAGTGAGTATATCCGTCTGGTTCTATACCTACCCAGATGTTACCGCATTTAATCATTAAAGCATCACCATGGCACTCATGCTCTGCTGTTGCTCTGAATTGTCTATAACTCATACCATAATTATTTTGAGTCCACTTTTTAAATAATGATTTTTTTTGCTCGTTGGTTATTTTTCTCATTTTATTACTCCATTTAGTTAGTTATCACTGACGCCCTAACTGCGAGCGTTTCGGCTAGTCACCAACTAGCTCTCGTCAGAGTGAGTTATTTATACTCTAGGTATGTTTAGCTCCATTAAACAAACATCATCTCCTCGCCAAACTGGTTCTATTATTTTAATAGATACAATTTTATTAACTCGATTCTCAACATAACCTGTATCATAACGCCCAACCCAACCACCTTTTGTACACTTTTCCCAATCTACATAGCCCTTAATTAAACCTTTTTTATCACCCCTTACATAACGAGGTAGGCTGTCAATAAAACTATCCCCAAAATACCTTCTAGCTAAGTTTTCACCGAACTCACTGCTGAGTCTGGCTCTGTTGTAAATGAAAGATGCTCTATTCGTCATATTTACCACCTTTTAATTATGGGGCATTTCTGCCCCGTTTGATTTATGCTTCTACTGCTACTTTTTCCACTATGTAGTTGCTTGCCTTTTGTGCTAATGAGAAGGCTTTTACAATGGCTCTCTTATCGTTATTTAAGACCTCTAGCCAGCCATTAAGGTACTTGGCATTGTTCTGACTTGGACTAGCTTTAACGCCCATTTTAGCGCATAAGAACACACTACCAATCTCTGCTACTAATTCTTCAAAAGCGTAAGCATTAGAGCCAAATCTGCCAAAATCCCTTGCTAGTCTTTTCTTATGACCAGTCCAATGAGTGACCTCATGAAGTAAGGTGCTGTAATAGGTTTGCTGATTGTTTTCTTCATCAGTAGATATAAAATCTTCCTTCATTGGCATTTGTATGAAGTCTAATTGAGGCGAAAAGAACGCTGTATCACCACCATGTCTAAGGGTTATTTCATGGGCTTCAATTGTAGCCTCTACAAGGTCACAATTCTCAAAAGTCTCTGCTTCTGTTGCTGGCTCTTTAGTTGGTATAAAACCCTCTACTTGGTCTCCATTAAATACGCTATATTGTTTAATCATTGGAACCTTATCAACATCGCCAGTCTTTTTGTTTTCATACTCATTTATTTTGAAATAGATAATGTGAGTACCTTTTGACCCCTTCTTCACTTGCCAGCCTTTTGCTTGAGCTTGCTTATAGGTTAGCCATTCATCAGACTCAAAATTGTTAGCGAATGAGGATACAGCTAGAGAGAATACATTAATGCCTTGATATTCCTTACCGCTGATACTGTTGATATTTCCGCTTGCTTTACTGCTCCAAGTCTTTAGCCAGTCAGTACCATGCTCACTAATGAGGGCAGTTATCTGGTCAGTCAGAACTTGATATGTATCTACTTTATTCATAATGATTTACCTTTTTAGTTAGTTGATTTATTAAGTTACTGAAGCGAGCTTATAACTATGGTTATGTATTGTAAATACTTTCTACCATTCATCAAATTAATATTTAACATTCATCAAACTTATAATGGTATTTTATTTCTCATAATATAGGGAGGTCGTTTTTGGGAACTATAGCCATACTCTTTTTCTTACATTATCATTCTAATTAATGAACATAAGATAAGGATTCATACAATCTATATCAAAGTTTTTCAATATAGAAAAGGTTACAAGAAATATGGAAGGGGTGGGGGGTGCTACTGCCAGTCGCTGAGTATATAGTACCCACCTAGATACAAAAAAGTGGGATTTGGAAAGGTTCCCCCAAACTTTATTTGACATAAGGGGCAAAAAAGACTTGACTTTTTTAAAAAAATATGATACTCTCAAGACCTTCTTATGATATTAAGAAGAAGTAACAGCAGTCAGTTGTTTGAAAGTTTAAAAAGAAAGATAATATATAACACTTCTTTAATATGATATAAGGGCGACCTATTGCTTAATTTAATTACACCACTTGTAGGACTAGCTTCTACTTTTGTCAAAGGAAAGGTAGAACAATCTAAGGCTAAACAAGAAGCCAAACTGGTTGAAGTTAAAGCTGATGCTGAGATTAAAAGAAAAGTAGCTAATGGTGAGATGGAGTGGAATAACACTATGGCTAAAGCCTCAGCTTCTTCGTGGAAAGACGAGTGGTTGACTATCCTAGTATCAATACCACTTATCCTAGCTTTTACAGGTAACGAAGACATAGTAATGAGGGGTTTCACAGCCCTAGAAGCTATGCCTGATTTCTATAAGACAGCAGTTGGTATTGTGTTTGCTGCTTCATTTGGTGTTCAATCCCTAACTAAGATGATGAAGAAGTAGATAATGCCAAGAACTAAAAATTTATTAGAGATGCCAAACAAAGGCAGACCTAAAAAATCTTTGATTGAATCTAAAAAAAAGAGAGGTGCTGTTGGCAGACCTAAAGGTGATGCTGATGCTATCAAAGAATATAAAGCTAGATTACTTGCTTCTCCTAAATCAAAAAAGGTCTTAGACAGTATTCTTAATGCTGCCTTAGATGATGACCATAAGAACCAAGCAGCAGCATGGAAGTTATTAGTAGATAGGTTAATGCCTTTATCTTACTTTGATAAGGATAAGGCTAGTGGTAGTAGGTCAGCAGTAAACATAACTATCACTGGTGTAGGTGGTGAAGTAACCCCAATAGGTGGAGAGGTAATAGAAAATGAATAAAGGTGATAACATCTTTTGGGGTATTATTTTTATATATTTCTTAGGATTATTTCTTTGTGTGATGATTCCTAGTGAAGCTAATGCAGTGACAGAAGTAAGCACTACAACTAACTCTGAATCAGATGTTAAATCAAAAGGTAGAACAGTAGTTATATCCCCACCACCTTCTGCTATTAGTCCTTCTATTGGTAGTTCTTCTTC